GTAGGTATATTAGTTAGTCTAAATGGAGCGTCTGTAAAGAAAGCACGATAGTCTCCACCAGCAATCTCATTGGTCAGCTTCTGTGCTAGTTCGCTATCTTCTAGTTGTTGTAAGAGAGGGACAATACTGTCTTGTAGTTCGATGTTCTTAGCAGCAGTAGCATCAGCAATCTCTTGAGCAATGGGACTTAATGGTACATTGTCCTGAGTAATACGACCTGATCCTCCTAAGAGTACAGCACGATTATCTTTAAGTTCTTTACCTGCAGCTTCTACCATCCCTTTACCGTACTTCTGAATCAATGCTCCGATTGTACCACCAAGAACACCTCCTACGACAGCACCACCAGCAATGTTTAATAGACGACTATCGTCACCATAGACAGGCTCTAACGCACCCATCACAGCACCAGCTCCTGCAATGTTACGAGCACCTTGAGCAGCAGTACGAGCAGCTCCTAAAGGAACTAAGTTAATAGGATCTAAAATGTTTCCAGCAATCTGTGAGCCATACGCTGCAACAGGACGTTGTTGAGCCATCATCCTGAACTCAGCTTCACGTTGTAGATCTGTTTGTTGGATTTGCCCAGGAGTTGCTAGGCTAGAGATTCGATCAGCTGTTGGAGTTCCCTGCATCTGAGTAATTAAATCTTGCTCCTCAGTGGGAACTGTAGCAGACGGAGCTCCTAAGAGCTGAGCTGCTCCACGAATGGTAGAAGTAAGACCACGCTCTAGACCACGAGCAACAGTCTCTCCTACACCATACTGTGGCTTGTATAACTGCGAAGCTGCAGCAATTACTTGCTCTTGGGTTGCCCCTTCAGGAGCTTCAAGAGTTAGTGTCTTACCGTCTGGAGCTTGGATTGTAAATACTGGCATTACTTAACATCCACTATTGTATAACCTTCTAAGCTCATTGAACTACTTGTTGGTTTTTGTGATGGCTTAGTTGGAGTTGTTCCAGGAGCTGCACCAAATAGTTCTTGGCTTAAAGGTTTAACACGTTCTTCGCCTGTCTTCTTATCAATAATAACAATGTGTGAAGGAGTAACACCATTCTGTGCAATAATTTTAAAGTCATATTTACCTGAGGCAATCTGTTCTTTAAAGTTAGCAGCTTGAGCTTTTTGAGCTTCTGTTTGTGCTCCCTTAAGTTCAATATCAGCAATCTGTTTTGCTCTATCAAGATCTCTAGCGTAAGTAACTTGACCTAGTAAACCAGCCAATTCATTAGCTTTAGTATTACCTGCTTCTGTTCCTAAGCTACGTTGTTTAGTAATCTCAGACATGAGTTCATCAGGATTCTTAGCATAGTAATCAACCTGAGCAGATTTAGTTTTAAGTTTTTGTTCTGTAGCTTTTTCTATTTCTCCTTCTACCTTACGTAATTGTTCTGTAGCCATTAAAGACTGCACTCCTAGTCCACGATTAGCAAACCTTGTTTGTAGTTCTTTATATAGAGATAACGGATCGTTAGGATCAGCAGCTTGTGTTGCTTGATTATATATATCTTGAATTGAAGTTAATCTTTGTAATACAGGATTAGTAACTTCAAAGAAGCCACGATCTTGTGCTACGTTAACTATGCCTCTACCTAGTAGTGAACCAAGCTGTGCTCCTAGTTGACTCTGTGCAGGTAAAGCACCTATACGAGCTTGTTCTTGTTGAATTAACTGTTGACGATACATCTCAGGATCTGCTCCGAGCATCGTCTGATAGTTACCTAATAGTGGATTTACTGGCTGTCCCATAATTATTCCTTTAGTAGCGTGGACCAACAAAATCTGGAGATGCTTGGTTGGATTGACGCATCATCCAGTTACCTAGTCCAGCACCACCACCGCCTCCTCCTCCACCAGAACCAGCAGCAGCACCAATCAAACTAGAGAGGAACTGATTGTTCATCTGCTGAGCAGCCATGTTAGAAGACAATTGTGTCTGAGCACCTGCTACTTGACCTCCGTAGTATTGCTGAGATCCTGCCTGTTGTCCTGGCATCTGAGCAGTGCCTAATGCAAGACCCATCTGATAAGGCATCTGAGACATTTGTTCTACTTGACCAGATAAACCTAACTGAGCAAGTAATGGAGAGTATGCACCAGCTTGTCCTTGTACTTGTGTGCCTAATAATCCAGCACCAGTACCAAACAACCCAGCACCAAACTGTGCTCTTTGTTGTCCTGCTTGTTGTCCTTGAGCAGCTAACTGTAGATCCTGTTGAGCTAGTGCATTGTAGTATGCCTGTAGTTCAGGAGACGAAGGAGCACCACCTGTACCAGTCTGAACTCCTAAGCCACCACGACCACGAGCAAACAAACCACCTCTAACATTAGATAGTTGAGCTTGTCTACTAGGAGCTAGTAAAGCTTGTTGACTTGTGATGTAATCCTGAGCAGCTTGCTCTGGAGATGTGGCTAAGTATTGTTGACCTAAGTTAAACAAGCTTTGAGAAGCACCAGTCAGTGGAGCATACTGACCTTGCATTTGTTCTGCTTGTGCTAACGTAGGAGCAAATCTACCAAAGAGTTGGTTCTGCAAAGCAGATAACTCAGGAGCTGCTGTATAGCCTCCACTTGAGATATAAGGAACACCAGTCCTAGGATCTACCTCACGAGTAAACTGAGACGTACCAAATCTGGTAGTCATTCCCACAGGACGGAATGCAGAGATATTAGCAGCATTTACTCCAGCTTCACGCTGTTGTGCTGCAGCTTGTTCTCCTGCTTTTCGTACCCCACTAGCCCCTGTAAAGGGGTCTAATACTGCACTAACTATACCGCCCATGTTTGCTCCTAATAAATATAGTGTATTTCTTATCGTTAACTTCTATAGGTTTTAATACTTCCCATCCTGTTACTTCACCAAACTTAGCAAGCTTAGTGTTTTCTTCTTCTACTAATGCTAACAGAGGAACATTAGTTAGATACTGTAATAAGTTTAAATCTTCTAAGTACTTCTTCTTTATTTCCTGCGACCACTTATGTACATCTGTATGAAACCACAATGCTGCATCGTGTAACTCTAAGTACATTGTGTAGTCGTCTCTTAAGACTACAGGTACTTTCATCTTAGGTCTTCATGATAAACGCAAGAGCGTAGTATGGAGGTAAGTTCTGGTCTGTACCACTAGAGCCTGTAGAAGCATTGGTTGTTGCAACAGTAATTCCTGTAGTTGCTGTTTGTACTGAGGTATTATTACTATAAATTTCTGCAGCAACAGAATCACCAAATTCGTTCAAAGAGCCATCCGCACCTGCGTGCTGCCTACCTGTAAGAGTGTGATTATGTCCTGGGTCAGTAACAGTTGAAGTTGCAGTATGTGTATGGCTTACAACAATAGCGTCTTTAGTACCGCCTGTCTGTGTATTGCTTCCAGTTACTGTGGAGTACGCTACACCAGCAGAATCAGTATGAGCACCAATAACAAATCTGTTACGAAGGTCAGGAGTGCTGTTAGAACCGTTACATAATACCCAGCCTGTAGGAATCGTAGCAATTGTCCCAGACCACATCATAATCATGCCTGTGGTAAACGCTGCTGATAGAGCAGTTTGTACAAAAGCAGTAGTAGCTAATTGTGTTGTATTTGTAGCAGTAGACGCAGTAGGAGCTGTAGGAGTTCCTGTTAGTGCAGGACTGTTTATATCTGCCTTAGATGAAATAGCAGACGCTATTGCAGTAAACTCAGTATCAATCTCTGTACCTTTAACAATCTTGCCTGAGTTACCAGTAGGTAATCCATCTTTAGCTGTAAAGTTAGTTGCTTTTGTATAGTTTGCCATAGTATGTCCTTAGACTAAAGTCTTTCCTTGCTTAATTGCTACGTCTATTTTCTGAATTGAAACTGGATTTCCATTAATATCTGCTTCTAAGCCTAACTGCATTACAGTTCCTTGACCACCAGCATTAATGTTAAATCGATCTAAAACAATACCTGAGGTATACTCAGCAATATTATATTCGGATGAACCAGGAATAGTATCTACAGTAGAGTTATTATATTCGTATACTGTAGCAGCGTCTAAAGCATATGTAGTAGCTTGATAACTCTCACTATAATCAAAGCCCCACTTAATAGCTACTGATTGATTAGTACCTCCAATCAATACCCAACCAATCTTCTTTAGTAACTTAAGATTTGTAGACGCATCAAAGTCAAAGTAGTTAGTATAATATGCAAGACGATAGCTGGATGTATTATCAGCATAACCAAAATACTTACCAATATATCCTGGCTTACCTAAGTATAAGTCTCTAGCTTGTGTGACAAAGAATGACTTAGGCTCTATGCTGTCCCATACCGTAACTCTCATAGAACCATCTTGTAGTGGGGCACGAGTGTCAAAACAATATACAAACTTAGTTGTAGGAAGCGTTAATAAATATATAGCATCTCTTTCATAGTAAATGCTTTTAATCTTAGTTAAGTCTGTTTCTGAAAACACAGCAGACATTAGTTCATCACGAACATTCTTAGAGATGTCTCGCATTGGCATAGACTTCTCTTGAACTACTCGCTGTAGACTACGAACTCCTGAGTCAGATAAGAACAATACATCTGTTGCAATGTTCTGTACTGAATCTCTAGCAATACATCCTACATTATAGATAACTTCAACAAGTGTTAACGATCCTGTGTCTAAAGGATTAGCATAGATTGCTATGTTCTTACGACCAAAGAATATAATATATCCATTATGTGCTGCTGCAGCAACTACAGGATCTCCATTAGGGAGAACTTCTTGTAGGTTTAAGTACCCAGCAGACCCGTTTAAGAAGTCTGTACCAGCGAGTAAGTCGCTGAAGTAAACAGTCTGAGTGTCTCCTGAGATACCACCACACCATATTCTACCGTAAGCAGACAACACCCAGCTAGGCATGAATGTTGCTGTGCTATGATTAGAAGGTAACTTAGCGTCATCTCCTACACGCTGATATCCAAATGTACCACTATCGTGCGAACTAAAAGGATTACCAGAAATAGGTAACTCATGATACACTAGCATAGGGTGTGCAGCTTGTGCTAAATACACATGAGCTTGGAAGTCTGTAACATCTCCATAAGACATGGCAGCACCCTGCCAGTTATTAGCTGTAATAGTATAAGTAGCATCACCACTGTTAGTAGTATTACGCACTGTCTTAGTAGTCATCGTAGTAGTTCCTACGAATAACTTATTATTACCAGCACTTAACACTTGATTACTACCACCATCTACTAATTCAAATATAAACTCTACTGCATTACCAGCACCTAAGTCAGTATTAACTGCAGAGTTTACTGTAGTCCATCCACGACGAGCACCGATACGACCATACTTATCGATTACACAGTTCTGAGCTTTTAGTGCATAGCCAGAAGACAAAGTAATACTAGACTCTTGTAGATTGAGTCCATAGAATCCAGGAGCTGCTATAGACGATGTCTGTAGTTGACTAGCCATTAGTTCCAAACCCACTGTTGTTCTTCTATATACCGTCC